TCCCAATGGAGTGGAACTACGAAGGATTTATTGATGAGCACGGAAGCCCAGTCTTCAATACTCCGGATCATGAAGTCTTCGATCCACATGGGGAATTAATAGACATAGGCGTTATAGACAGTTGGCAGAATGAAGCTGACGGTTTAAAAAATGATCAAGACGCACTAAACGAATTTTACAGGCAGTTTCCAAGAACTACTGAGCATGCGTTTAGAGATGAAACAAAAAATAGTATATTTAACTTGGTAAAAATATACGAACAAATAGATTACAACGAAGAAATGTCTAGAACCTTAGGTATTTCAAGAGGTAATTTTCAATGGATTAATGGCGTAAAAGACTCAAGCGTTATATTTTACCCAGATGCAAAAGGTAGATTTAAAGTAAGTTGGGTGCCACCACAAAATTTACAAAATAAAGTTATAATAAAAAACGGTGTTAAATGGCCTGGTAACGAGCATATGGGTGCTTTTGGTTGTGATAGTTATGATATATCAGGAACAGTAGATGGTATAGGTTCTAAAGGTGCTTTGCACGGACTAACTAAGTTTAGCATGGAAGATGCTCCGGCTAATCAGTTTTTTTTAGAATACTTAGCAAGACCACAAACTGCAGAGATATTCTTTGAAGACGTTTTAATGGCATTAGTATTTTATGGAATGCCTTTACTTGCAGAAAACAACAAACCTCGTTTACTATATTATTTGAGACGTAGAGGTTATAGAGGTTTTAGTATGAACAGGCCTGATAAAATATGGAACAAATTGTCTACTGCAGAAAAAGAAGTTGGTGGAATACCCAACTCAAGTGAAGATATAAAACAAGCTCATGCTGCTGCTATTGAAATGTATATACAAGATCACGTAGGTATAAACAAAGAAGGTACGTTTGGCAGTTGTTATTTTAACGAACTATTAAATGACTGGGCTAAATTTGATATAAACAAAAGAACAAAGCACGATGCATCTATTAGTTCTGGTTTAGCAATTATGGCAAACAATAGACATTTGTATAGGCCTAACGCCCCAGTACAAAAACCAAAACTAAATATAAATATTGCTAAATATGAAAACAAAGGCAATACATCAAAACTAATTAAAAAAGAAATATGATTGTAAAAAGTTATTTTCCATCTCAAGTCGTTAGCGACATAGAAAAGATGAGCTATGATTATGGTTTGAAAGTAGCTAAAGCTATTCAAGCTGAGTGGTTTCATACTGAAAGAGGTAGTAGTAGATACAGAACAAATCACAACAATTTTAATGACTTAAGGTTATACGCTAGAGGTGAGCAATCAATACAAAAGTACAAGGACGAGTTATCTATAAATGGTGATTTGTCCTATCTTAATTTAGACTGGAAACCAGTACCTATTATACCTAAATTTGTTGACATAGTGGTTAACGGTATTGCTGAAAGAACTTACGATATAAAAGCATACTCGCAAGATCCTTTTGGTGTTGCAAAACGTACAGAGTATATGGATTCTATATTAAACGACATGAGAACTCAAGAGTTTAATAATTATGTTGAAGAAGCTTTTGGTGTTGGTATGTACGAAAATGATAAAGAAACACTACCTCAATCTCAAGAAGAGTTAGATTTACACATGCAGCTTAGCTACAAACAATCAGTTGAGTTAGCGGAAGAACAAGCTCTTAATGTTTTAATGGAAGGCAACAACTACGAGTTAATTAAAAAACGTTTTTACTATGATCTTACCGTTTTAGGTATTGGCGCTGTTAAAACTTCTTTTAACACATCCGAAGGTGTTGTCATTGATTATGTTGATCCTGCTGATTTAGTTTACTCATATACTGAATCACCATATTTTGATGATATATATTATGTTGGTGAAGTTAAAACCATACCTATCAACGAACTGGTTAAACAATTTCCACATTTAACTCAAGAGGAATTAGAGAATATAGTTAAAGATAAAAACTATAATAAAACAAATTATAATCAAGGGTATAGTTATAGCGAGCAAGATAATAACAAAGTTCAAGTTTTATATTTTAATTATAAAACATACATGAACGAGGTTTACAAAGTAAAAGAAACTGGTAGTGGCGCTGATAAGATATTAGCAAAAGACGATACGTTTAACCCACCCAACAAAGACAACTTTGGAAAACTACAAAGATCTGTAGAGTGTTTGTATGATGGTGCTATGATTTTAGGAACAGATAAGTTGTTAAAATGGGAAATGGCTAAAAACATGATGAGACCTAAAAGCGACTATACTAAAGTTAAAATGAATTATAGTATTGTAGCTCCACGTATGTACAAAGGTCGTATTGAATCTCTAGTTCAACGTATAACAGGTTTTGCTGACATGATACAGTTAACTCATTTAAAACTACAGCAAGTACTGTCACGTATGGTGCCAGACGGTGTTTATTTAGATGCTGATGGTTTAGCTGAAATAGACTTAGGTAATGGTACAAACTATAACCCACAAGAAGCCTTAAACATGTTCTTTCAAACAGGATCTGTTATTGGTAGATCATTTACAAGTGAAGGTGATATGAACCCAGGTAAAGTACCAATACAAGAAATACAATCAGGTTCTGGTGGTCAAAAAATGCAAAGTTTAATACAAACTTATAATTATTATTTACAAATGATAAGAGACACTACCGGGCTCAATGAAGCTAGAGATGGTAGTACTCCTGATAAAAATGCTTTAGTTGGTGTACAAAAGCTAGCTGCAGCTAATTCTAACACTGCAACAAGACATATATTACAAGCTGGGCTGTATTTAACATCTGAAACTGCTGAGTGTTTATCTCTTAGAGTTTCTGATATTATAGAATATTCACCAACTAAAGATGCTTTTATACAGCAAATCGGAGTGCATAATGTTGCTACATTAGAAGAGATGGCAGAGTTACACCTTTATGACTTTGGTATATTTATAGAATTAACTCCTGATGATGAAGAAAAAGCTATGCTTGAAAATAATATTCAAATGGCATTGCAACAACAATTAATTGAGCTTGCTGATGCTATTGATCTTAGAAATATTAAAAACATAAAGCTAGCAAATCAATTGCTTAAAATACGTAGAAAAAGAAAGCAAGATAAAGATCAGCAAATACAACAGCAAAACATACAAGCACAGTCACAAGCTAATATACAAGCTCAACAAGCATCTGCTGAAATGGAAGTACAAAAAGAACAAGCTAAAATGCAAACAGAAATGCAGCTTGAACAAATGAAAGCACAGCTTGACGCTCAAAAACAAGCTCAAGAAGTAGAGTATAAAAAACAACTAATGCAATTAGAGTTTCAAATGAACATGCAGCTTGAAGGTATGAAAAATCAAACTGTTAGTAATAAAGAAAAAGAAAAAGAAGATCGTAAAGACGAGAGAACAAAAATCCAAGCTTCACAACAAAGTGAACTTATTGATCAAAGAAATAATGATAAACCACCTAAAAACTTTGAGTCTGCAGGTAATGATATATTAGGAGGCGGATTTGATTTAGGTAGCTTTGATCCTAGATAACAATTATTAATTATTATTATATTATATTATGGAAGAAAACGTAGAAAACGTAGCCAAAGAGGTTACAAAAGTAGATGTATCTAAAGAAACACCAACTGATGGTGTTACTAAAGTAAATTTAGATAAACCACCAACACCAAAAACAGAAGAAAAAAATGAAACCACAGAGGAAATTAAAGAAGATAACGCTGACGACAGCGGAGTGGTTGAGCTCGTTGAAGATGCCGACACCACAGAAAAACAAGAAGAAGTACAACCGGAGACTGAAACACAAGAAACTCCAGTATTAGAAGAGGTTACTGAAGAAGAAGTTAAAGAGCAAACAGAAGAACTAGCTGAAGAAGTTGAAGAGGCTATAACTGAAGCTCAAGAAACTGGTCAAGCAATACCTGAAAATTTACAAAAAGTTGTAGATTTTATGGAAGAAACTGGTGGTACATTAGAAGACTATGTGCGTCTTAATCAAGACTTTTCTAGTTATGATGATATGACAGTTCTTAAAGAGTACTACAAACAAACAAAATCTCACTTAACATCTGATGAAATTGAATTTTTAATAGATGATTCTTTTTCGTACAATGAAGATGAAGATGGTGATAGAGAGATTAAAAAGAAAAAAATAGCGCTAAAAGAGCAAGTTGCCAGCGCTAAAGCCCACCTGGACGGGCAGAAGTCCAAATACTATGAAGAAGTTAAAGCTGGTTCTAGGTTAACTACCGAGCAACAAAAAGCTATAAACTTTTTTAATAGATACAACAAAGAGTCAGAAGAAACTCAAAAAATAGCGGATCAACAAACTAATACTTTTAAATTAAAAACTCAACAAGTTTTTAACGATAAATTCAAAGGTTTTGAATACAACGTCGGAGATAAAAAATATAGGTTTAACGTGAAGAACGCTCAAGAGACTAAAGAAACACAAAGCGACATTAATAATTTTGTCAAGAAGTTCTTGAATAAAAACAATGAAATGTCAGATGCTAAAGGTTATCACAAGTCTTTATACGCAGCAATGAATCCCGACGCTATTGCTAAGCACTTCTACGAACAAGGTAAAGCAGATGCTATGAAAGATAGTGTTGCCAAAGCCAAAAATGTAAGTATGGATCCTAGACAATCGTTTTCAAACGATAATACTAGCGGGCCAAAAGTAAGAGTACTTAACAATGATGATTCTCCTAACTTTAAGTTTAAAATTAAAAATAAATAAATAATAAATTTAAAATAAAAAAATATGATTTCAAATCCTGGAGGTAATTTAAACAGTGTGCCTGCTCCAATACAGCAAGCGTTACAAACAAATTATCTTGATCTTTCATCTGCATCAAATGCAGGTTGGGGACAACAATATGTACCAGACCTAATGGAGAAAGAAGCTGAAGTTTTCGGACCGAGAACTATTTCAGGTTTCTTATCACAAGTTGGGGCTGAAGAAGCGATGACTGCTGACCAAGTTGTTTGGTCTGAGCAAGGTCGTTTACACTTATCTTACAAATGTGAAGTAAAATCAACAACTACTATTGAGATTCAATCTGATATTGATGGTAACAATTCTGATACTACTAACGGTATTTCTGGTTCTGGTAACAGTCCAATTAACCACGGTGTTAGAGTAAACGATACTATTATTATATCTGATGCAACTAACGGTGTAGTTAAAGCATTAGTTACAGTTGTATCTAACGATACAATTACTGTAGCTCCTTATGAAGCTACTACGTTGACTGGTACTACAGCTGCTTTAGCAACTACAATATTAGTTTATGGCTCTGAATACGGTAAAGGTACTAGATACGATCACCCTGATGGTACTTTTAACACTCAAGATGGTAGAGGTGCTAACGAGCCTTCGGTTCAAACATTTACTAACAAGCCAATCATTATGAAAGACTACTACGAAGTTTCAGGTTCTGATGCTTCTAGAATTGGTTGGATTGAAGTTTCTTCTGAAGGTGGTGCTTCTGGTTACCTATGGTACTTAAAAGCTGAAGCTGACACAAGAGCTCGTTTTAACGATTACTTAGAGATGTCAATGCTAGAAGCTGTACCTGGTGCTACTGATGGTTCTAACACTACGGCTGATACACAGTTAAATATGGCTGGTGCTAAAGTTGGTACTCAAGGTTTATTCGATGCTATTGAAGACAGAGGTAACATTACTACTGGTGTAACTGGTGTTAATGCTGCTACTGATTTAGCTGAGTTTGACGCTATCTTAGCTGAGTTTGATTCTCAAGGTGCTATTGAAGAAAACATGATGTTCGTAAATAGAGCTACTAGTTTAGCTATTGACGATATGTTAGCTTCAATGAATTCTTACGGTGCTGGTGGTACGTCTTATGGTGTATTCAACAACTCTGAAGATATGGCATTAAACTTAGGTTTCTCTGGTTTCAGACGTGGATCTTACGATTTTTACAAGTCTGACTTTAGATACTTAAACGACAAAGCTACTAGAGGTGGTATTAATTCTGCTAATGCTGCAAATGCAATTAGAGGTGTCTTAATCCCTGCTGGTACTTCTTCAGTTTATGACCAAACTGTTGGTGCAAGTATGAAAAGACCATTCTTACACGTTAGATATAGAGCTTCACAAACTGACGATAGAAGAATGAAAACATGGACTACTGGTTCTGTTGGTGCTGCTACATCTGCTTTAGATGCAATGCAAATCCACATGTTAACTGAGAGATGTTTAATTACTCAAGGTGCTAATAACTTTATGTTATTAAAATAAGCACTTTTATTTAAAGAACCGGGGCTTCGGCCTCGGTCCTTTTCTTTTTATTAATTTTATTATATATTATATTATGGCAAAAAAACAAAAAACACAAGAGGTAGAGGTACCTGTTGTTGAAACTCCAGTAGTTGAAACACCAAAACCTAAAAAAACTCAACCTGTAAAACCAGCTTGGGAAATAAAAGACAGAATGTATTTTCTAAAAGGAAATAAAAGACCTCTTTCAAGATCTATTAAATCTGCAAATATTTATCATTTTGATGAAGAAAAAGGTTACGAAAGAGAACTTAAGTATTGTGAAAATCAAAGAACTCCTTTTGTAGATGAAATGCAAGGAGATCAAAGATTAGCTCATATTGTTTTTAGATCTGGAAATTTATTTGTACCAAAAGAAAAAACAGTTTTACAAAAACTATTAAGCTTATATCACCCACACAAAGGTATGATATACGAAGAATTAAAACCAGAGAAAAACGCTGCATCTGAAATCGACTATTTAGAAATGGAAGTTTTAGCGTTAAATGAAGCTATGAACATGGATGTTGATATGGCAGAAGCTATAATGAGAGTTGAAGTTGGTTCTAGAGCGTCTAAGATGAGTTCTAAAGAACTTAAAAGAGATTTACTGTTATATGCTAAAAGAAATCCTGGTTTGTTCTTAGAGTTAGTTAATGATGACAATGTTCAACTTAGAAATTTTGGTATTAAAGCTACAGAGCTTGGAATATTAAAATTATCTGGAGATCAAAGAACTTTTACGTGGGGATCTAATGATAGAAAACTAATGAATGTTCCTTTTGACGAACACCCATACTCAGCTTTAGCCGCTTGGTTTAAAACTGACGAAGGTATGGAAATATATGCAAATATAGAAAAACAATTAAAGTAATCAAACTGTAGGAGCGGTCGCTCTACAGGGCGACTGCAACTACTAAATAATTAAATATGAAATCAAAAGGATTAGGAGATTCAATAGAAAAATTTACATCAGCGACTGGTATAAAATCATTTACACAATACTTAGACAAGCAGAACGTGTTTGGTAAAAAAGGTTGTGGTTGTAACAAAAGAAAAGAAGCGCTTAACAAAGCGTTTCCTTATAAAAAATAAAAAAATATGGTAAGTGTAGACACAGTATATCAAAGAGTTTTGGCTTTAGCTAACAAAGAGCAAAGAGGTTATATAACACCTCAAGAGTTTAATTTATTTGCTAATCAAGCACAGATGGATATATTTGATCAATACTTTTATGACATAAATCAGTTTGGTAGAGTTAACGGTAATAGCACAGACCATTCTGATATGTTAAGTTTATTAGAAGAAAAAGTAAGCAATTTTAGACGTACTTCAATCTTATCTTTTAATAATACTTTAAACGGTTATAGTTTAGCAACTTTGCAAGATTTTTATTCTGTAGGTACGGTGATATATGATAGATCTGTAGGTGGTGGTGTAGGAAGAGTTGAAGTAGAACCTATTAACCATAACGAGCAATTGATGTTAGAGTCTTCTTCTTTAACGGCTCCTTCTTTATTAAGACCTATTTACACTAGAGAAAACAATACTATTAAAATATATCCTTTAACTATAATATCTGGTGTTAGTTGTAAATATATAAAATACCCAACTCCGGTTAATTGGAGTTACATTGTTGTTAAAGAAAAAGCTTTGTATAACGGTACCAACTCTGCAAACTTTGAACTTCATACTTCTGAAGAAAATAATTTAGTAAATAAAATTTTAGCGCTAGCTGGTATATCAATAGAAGACCCAACTATATATCAAACAGGTCAAGCACAAGACATGAAAAGTATTCAACAAGAAAAACAATAATAAATGGGTTTAATACAAACAACACAACAAGATTATTACAATAATAACAGTGGTTTTGGAAACTATCAATTTACTTCTTTAGAAGATATTATAAATCAATTTATTATTGCATATGTTGGTGAAAACAAAATAATAAGTAAAATAAAAAGAGCTGACGTACAGTTTCATGCTATGCGCTCATTGCAAGAACTTAGCTTTGATACTTTTAAATCTACAAAGTCTCAAGAAATAGAAGTGCCAGCAAATTTATCAATGGTGTTACCACAAGACTATGTTAACTATGTTAAGTTAGTCTGGGTAGATTCTTCTGGTGTTGAGCATGTAATACAACCAACTAGCAAGTCATCAAATCCTTTTTCAATAAAACAAAATAATGATGGAACTTATGACTTTGACACCGATAACGATAGTATATACGATCAAAATTCTTTAACACAACAAGGTGTTATATTCAAACAATTTAGTCCTTTTGACAATAGTTCTGCTGTATTAAGTTTAGTTTTTCCTGTGTCAAATGATTTACCTACTGGTGATTTAGAAGTTGGTATGTTCGTTACAGGCAGTAGTGATGTACCATTAGGAACTACAATAGCTAGTATAGACACTGTAAACAATCAAATCACGCTAAGTACTACCCCAACAAATGATTTATTAGGTACTGCTGATGTTGAACTAAGATTTACTAAAGACAATATATTTCCAACTTCTGATACTTTAAACAAATATAGATCGCAAAGCTCGGTTACAACTGGTGATGATTACGATAGCGACACCAGATGGGTTGCTGAAGGTAAAAGATATGGTTTAGATACTGAAAGAGCACAAGACAACGGTATATTTTTTATTGATGAATTACAAGGAAGAATACACTTTTCATCTAATATTTCTGGAAAAACTGTAATACTAAAATATATAAGTGATAGTCTTGGTACAGACGCTGAGATGCAAGTGCATAAGTTTGCAGAAGAAGCTATGTACAAGTGTATAGCATACGCTATAATGTCTACAAGAGCTAATGTGCAAGAATATATAGTTCGTAGATTTCAAAAAGATAAGTTTGCAGCTGTTAGAAAGGCGAAACTAAGACTATCAAATTTAAAAATAGAAGAATTAACTCAAATACTTAGAGGTAAATCTAAGCAAATAAAACACTAGAGCATGCCAGATATTAAGCACACTTTTTCGGCAGGGAAAATGAACAAAGACCTTGACGAAAGATTAGTTCCTAATGGCGAATATAAAGATGCCATGAATATACAAGTATCAACTTCAGAAGGATCTGATGTTGGTGCTGTGCAAAATATTTTAGGTAATAAGTTGATCTCTGCAGAATCTACTTTGTATGAAAACTTATCTGCCCAACAAGGTTTTTCAACAGGTAGATGTATTGGTAGTATATCTAATGGTCAAAATGAAAAGCTTTATTGGTTTATTAAAGACAGAGAAATAAACACATCGCAAAGTTACACTGACGCTGTTGCGCAGTGGGGTGATTACATGCCTAAGAAAGATATGATTGTTGAAGCAGACGCTTCTTCTTCTCCTACAAACCCAGTAGTAAATCCTGTTTTAGTTGATATTTTTGAAACAAAATTTATATTATACCCAGGCCCTGGTATTCAAGCAGACAACAACCAGCCGCCAGGACAAAGTGTTTATTTTCTAGTTAGCGGCTTGGCAGACTCAGATTACATGCCAAAGGCTGGTGATACTTTTTCAGTATACAATTATGATAATTTATTTAATTATACAGCGACTACAAGACCGTGGAAAGTACTTGCTGTTATAAATGACACTACTCCAAATTTAACTAGAATTTACACTAACTTAATTCCAGGTCAAGGAGGTAATATTAGCGCTCTTGAATTTGCTCAAATAGCATCAGATTCGGCAAATCAATTAAATTTAATAGTAACTTTTATAAGCGAAAAAGTATTAAATTTTAATACTGATCCTAATAAAATTATAACCGGTATAAACATTATTGATAATTTACTTTTTTGGACAGACGATTATTCAGAGCCAAAAAAAATAAATATAGACCGTTGCAAAGAACATACAAATTCTTTTCACCAATCAACAAAACTTCCTAGTGGTGAATTTTTACAAGAAAAACATATTACAGTTATAAAGCCAGCTCCTAAGAAAGCTCCAGTTTTAAAATTAATACCTACAGAAAACTTTAATCAACCAGGTATAATTGCTAATTTTAGATTTCAAGACTTTTTTGGCAGTGATTTATACCCTTCATTTCATGGTTTAGAGCAAGACGGAACTCCAAAAAATTATGTTAATTTTTCAATATTAAACACAACATCATCAACACCTTTTGATCTTGTTGCAAACCAAACTATTATACATTTAAAAGCTGCTGAAACAAACTCTATAATATACGACAGTGATGGTAATGGTACTTACGATCAATTAAATCAAAATTTTAATCAACAATACCAAACAAGTGGCGATTGGGACGTAAGAATGATGATTATTGGTGGAGATGCTTTTAATCAAAATCCAACCCAATCTGTGTTAACGCCAACAGGCTCGCCGTTAACAGGCAATGTAGATGTACACGCTATTATCTTAAACATAGGTCAAAATATAACTAGAGGAAACTCTTCTTGGGTTGTTAATTTTGAACAAGCTAAAGACACGTTGTTTGAACAAAAATTTCCTAGATTTTCTTATAGATATATATATGCGGATGGTGAATATTCTCCTTTTGGTCCATTTTCTGAAGTAGCTTTTAATCCTGGTGGTTATTCAATGAATAGCAAGCAAGGTTATAATACAGCAATGTCTAATAACTTAAGCAAAGTTATAGTAGAACAATTTGTAACAACTGACACGCCTGAAGACGTGGAGAAAATAGAAATATTATACAAAGAATCAAATTCACCAAATGTTTATATAGTAGATTCTATTTCGAAAAATGATAGTTTAGGAAGATACTACTCAGCAACATCAAATCCACCAAATTTAGGTGTATATGAAATAACCTCAGACACTATATTTAAAACAGTAGCTTCAAATCAGTTGTTAAGACCATATGACAACGTACCTACAAAAGCTTTAGCGCAAGAAATTGTTGGTAACAGGGTTATATATGCTAATTATTTACAAAACTTAAACCTTAGTGACTTATTAGATAAAAAAGTTTTAACAAGTGTTTCTTATAATTTAAGAAGTATTGTTGATGAGTTTGGCTCAAAGTCTTTAAAATCTTTAAGAGAATATCAGTTAGGTGTTGTTTACACTGACGACTATGGTAGAGAAACACCAGTATTAACAGATGAGTCTTCTAGTTTAGTTGTACCTATTACAGAGGCTTCAAATTCAATAAAACTTTCTGCTCAAATAACAACACAACCACCTTCTAAAGCTAAGTATTTTAAGTTTTATGTAAAAGAAACTTCTAATGAGTATTATAATCTAGCTATGGATCGATGGTATGACGCTCAAGATGATAATGTTTGGATTTCTTTTAACTCTGCAGACAGAAATAAAGTTGATGAAGAAACTTTTCTATATTTAAAAAAAGCACATGGATATGACAACGCTGTTTTAGTTCCAAATAAATATAAAATTTTAGCAATTAAAAATGAAGCTCCAGAGTTTATAAAAACTAATTTAAAACAAAAAAGAAAAACTACTCATAGCGCAAATAATAATGTTTTTTCTGACAACTTAGAATATCCTTTTCCAAAAACAAATACGTTTATCTGCCAACAAGCTCTAATAGATCCGTCAAACACTTTGTCAGACTTGTCTAACCCAATAGTTAGATTTACAAATCTTACTACTAACAACGTATCAAAAACATATCACATAACTAGTATTGAAGATCTTGGTGCAGAATTATTGTTTAGAATAGACGGTAAGTTTGGTTTTGACACAAGTTTTCTTGAAGCATCTACGTCTACACCTACTACTCAAGTTATAAATGACAATATAACAATTGAAATTTTTGAAGGAGAAATACAAGATGCACCAGAGTTTTCAGGTAAGTTTTTTGTTAAAATATTTAAAGACTTTAATATATCTCAATACGTTCAACCAACACTTAACAACCAAGGAAATTTAAGAGTAATTGACCAGCTTAGTGTTTATAACTACGACCAAGACACTGTTACAACTACAAATGGTATTTTGCCTTCTCAACCAGGTGGTAATGATTTTAAATGGCATGATGTTGCGTTGCAAAATAATAGCTGGGGTTTATCAGATACAGCATCGTTAATTCAAGATACTGTTGATTCTGCAAAAGAATTATTTGGTGATGGTACTACTAGTGATCCTGATGATCCTAATGGTCCAAAGTGGTTTATTGACAGCTTATATCACGAAGGTGTTGGTGTTAGAAACATTAACGTTGGATACGGTCAAGGTGTAGATTATTTCCATGACAATCAGCGACACCCAGCAGACCCACAAGATCCATTTGTAAACTCTTCAACTCAAAATGGTGTTTTTTCAGCTTTTAATGATGTGTATTCAGAGGATAATACAGCTCCCGCTGTTTCTGGCCAAACAAATGGAGCAGGCGCTCAAGTTATTGCTAGAAGAAGAATGAACGGTGTTAATCTTTCACAAATAGATATTGGTATTGCTGGTTTACCAAGAGTATCATCTTATAACCAAGGATTGTACGGTAACGGTACAAACACAAATCCAGCTGATTCAAATGCCCAGAACTTTGAATGGGTGTATCAACAACCAAACCAAAATAATGGTCAAGGAGTTATTACAGCTCGTTTTACGCAAGGCCAACATATAAGATTTGCTAACGATCCAGATCTTATAGTTTATAAAATAATAAACGTAGAGGTGTTTGATATTTTTAATTACAGTAGCACTTACAAAGGTGGTTTCGATATTACTAGAGCTCAACGCTCTGACACTAGGCCTAATGGGGGTGAGAATGATCCAGCAAATGTTACCGCTGGTTTTAAGGAAGAAAACAATATGTTTAACTCATACAACTATAGAAAAACATTTAGATTAACCCTTGATAAACCAATTGGTGATAATGGTAGGTACAACCCAACACAAGACGCTACACAAACAAACGCTGTAAATATAGATTTTCTTGATGCTCCAGATAGAATAAATATAACTGAAGCAAGTTCTAATCCAAACCCAGCTGTTTTTGAAACAAAGCCAAAAGAAGATTTAGACTTAGATTTATACTATCAAATTAGTGATACATATCCAATAGAAGATCACGGTTTACAAGTAGATCTTGATAATTATTTTAATTGTTATTCTTTTGGAAACGGAGTAGAATCAAATAGAATTAGAGATGATTTTAATGCGCCAACAATAGACAAGGGGGTTAGAGTTTCTACTATTCTTGAGTCTGAGTATAAAGAAGAAAAAAGAAAAAGCGGTTTAATATATTCTGGTATATACAACTCTACAAGCGGTATAAATAGAACAAATCAATTTATTCAAGCAGAAAAAATAACAAAAGATTTAAATCCTGAGTATGGTAGTATACAAAAGCTACATACAAGAAATTCAGATTTAGTTGCTTTATGCGAAGATAAAGTTGTAAGAATATATGCTAATAAAGATGCTTTATTTAACGCTGATGGCAACGTAAATTTAACAGCTACTGATAAAGTTTTAGGTACTGCACAGCCTTTTGCTGGTGAATATGGTATATCTAAAAATCCAGAGTCTTTTGTAACAGAGTCTTATAGAAATTATTTTACAGATAAACAAAGAGGTGTGGTATTAAGACTATCTATGGACGGTCTAACACCAATATCTGATTACGGCATGAAAGATTATTTTTCAGATAACTTAAAAACAAGTACAATGCTTATTGGTAGTTATGATGCTAAAAAATCAGACTATAATATTTCACTAATAAAAGCTAATCCAACACTTAGCGAAACAGTAAGTTTTGATGAGGCTGTAAACGGATGGAGTAGTTTTAAATCTTTTATACCAGAAACTGGAGTTAGCTTGTCTAATGAATACTACACTTTTAAAAGCGGTTTATTATACAAGCATCACGATGATAAAAATGGTTACAATAATTTTTACGGAGTTCAAGTACCATCATCTATAAACGTGTTATTAAATGATATTAGTGGTAGCGTGAAAAGTTTTAAAAACTTAAGTTACGAAGGTTCTCAATCACAAGTTTTAAAAAACGTAGATGCTAGAGACAATAACTATTATAATTTAAATGACAAATTAGGTTGGTATGTAGAAAACATAACAACAGATATTGAAGATGGTTATATAAATGAGTTTATTGAAAAAGAAAATAAATGGTTTAATTATATAAAAGGAAATCAAACAATGGACACTAGTAATTTTACACTACAAGGTATTGGGCTTGCACAAAGCTTTGTTGCTCCACCTGTTACATATAACTTAACTATACAAGATATAGCTGACGAAGATTAATAAAATTAAATATGCCAACAAATAATCATGCAAATAATAAATATGAGGTAACCGTATATAATATAAGTACGGTTAGTGGTAATCCAGGCGCAGGAGCACATATTGCAGAGCTGCATATTACACCTAAAAACTCTTTAGACCCTGTATTTGCTGGTGATTTTAAGATTAATTCATTGCCTAGTCAATACAAGGCTTCCTCTCATTACCCTACACCATATGGTCCAAGAACAACTTCTTACACACATCCAGACTTTAGCGGTCTTTATCCTACAACAGATTCTTACGAGTTTTACTATATAGGTTGGCAATCTTTTAACACAATAACAGGGTTTTCTTCAACAAGCACTGCTGGGTATATTGCTCAAGCGCACTTCATGGAAGTTTATCAAAATGATAACGGTGATTTAATTAATAACGAGCCTATTGGGAGTGGAGGATTAAATGATCCAAGTAGCGGCCCAACTAGTTTGAATCTGTATATAAACACATGGCTTGCGGCTGAAACAGACCCTGCAGATAGAGGAACAATATCAGCAAATGTAAACCCTGTGTTTATTAGATTGTTTATTATTCTTCATAATTTACCAGATCCTTTTACTGCTGATATATTACAACTTTTTGATTTAGATTTAGTACCGCATGCTGTTACTAATTATGGATGTACTGATCCTAATGCAATTAACTACAGTGCTAGTGCAAATATAGATGATGGAAGTTGTACGTATTTTGGTTGTACTAATGACAACACTGGTTCTTGGCCTGATATAAACGGAAATAATGTTGATGGTACTCCTTGTTTAGGAGGCACATTATTTACAACTCAGCCGACAGGTTACAATATAATAAATTATCCTTGTATTGATGCAAATACTGGGCTAGCTAACGGCTACGAAACTGTTAACTTTAATCCTCAAGCAGCGATTGATGACGGAAGTTGTTTAATACCAGTGACTGGTTGTGGAGATGATACTTATATAGAGTATAATCCAAATGCTGATTTTGTAGACAACACTACGAACTGTATAACACCTATTGTTTACGGCTGTGTAGACAGTTCATATAGCGGTTCTGATATAAATCCAGATGTTAATGGTTATTGTGTTTCTGGCGCTGCTGCAGTTGGTGGTTTTTGTGCTGTTGGTGATGGTTATTTTGCTTACAACTATGATCCTAGCGCAAATGTAAACCAAGTAAGTCTTACAGATACCTCAGATCCTTGTGGTTATTGCACGGTTTACGGTTGCACAGACAATACTGCTTTTAATTATGACGCGTCAGCTGATTGTGATGATGGATCGTGTATAGCAACAATAACCGGTTGTTTTGACCCACAAGGTAATGATCCAACGACAGGCTTGCCATTATCTTCAAACTATAATTATTTAGGTACTACAGGAGCTATAAATCATGATCCAACCGTAAACACTATTAATCTTAATGATTGCTATTATTTTCCTGGTTGTACAGATTCTGCTGATTTAACTTATTTTCAACAGACTTATATTGATGCAAACGGTGTAACTCAACTTATGTTTAATGCATGTGTTGGTGGTAGTGTAGTAGACTATGATGATGGTAGTTGTAGTGGAACTACTAATTTTATTGCTGGTTGTACAGATCCTAACGCTAACAACTATTTAATAAGTGCAGTAGTTGATGATTGCTCTTGCATATATCCAAACCCTGTTGGTGGTTGTATGGACGATACTGTTGGTGATAATCCAGATGTAAACGGTGATTGCACAAATACAGACCCTGCTACTGGAAATATAATTAATGTTGGTTACCCAAATCCTCACGGTTGTGGTGGTACTGATGGTTATTTATCAGCAAACTACGACCCAGCTGCAAACACGACTAGTATAACTGATCCAGCCACTAATATAACAACAACATATACTTGTGATTACTATGGCTGTACAGATTCAAATGGTAGTAACTATGATGCGACAGCAACTTTAGATGATGGCACTTGTGTAGTTGATGGCGTGTACTATAGCATTATTGGTTCTGGACATCTTAATATACCTAATACTAATTTAAATAACGGAACAATAAATAATCCTACGCCTAATGTTCATATTGGTGCCACTGCAATGGGTAATACTTTAACTGGTGCTGGTCCTAGTAATGGTTTTATAACAAACCAAGGTCTTGTTGACTTTAGTCTTTATGAAGGTTTTACTTTTGAAGATGAAAATGGAAATGTGTTAGAATCTACAGCTTTTCTTTTTACTATGTTTGGCCATCTTGCCGGAAGCCCAGCATCGTGGGAAAATTTTCCTTTAATATTTTCTACAGCGCCAAGTTTTAAAAATGCTCAAGAGGTTAATTTAATGGTTTTAAATCAATATTTAGTTTCAGAAGCTGTTTTAGTTGTGGCTGGTGAAATTGATATTGCTACTTTAGATCCTGGTTTTAATTCTACAGCTTGGTCTATAACCCCTCACCCTAGCGTTACTTATTCAGGTATAAACTCAGATCCTAGTTCTCCATACTTTGGTACTTTTGAGTTTTCACATGGTGATATTGCTGATATTGGACTTGATGGTGATTCTGCTCACAATCCTGCTACTGACGGTCCTGGATATCAATTTGAAATTGTTGAAGAATATACTGGTACGGATAGAGCAAATATAATAGCGTTATTAGCAGATCAAAGACAACAAGGCGTTTGGGGAGGAGTTGAATTAGATCAATATTTATTTGGGTGGAACATTTCGCCAGGCACTTCAAACCCTGCGCAAACTGGTTATATTACTTATTTAAAATGTAAGTTTTATACAAATAATATTAATTTTGATTACGCAACCGGAGGTCAATATCCAAATTTAATGGGTGGTTTTACTCAAATAGAACCAATTCAATTTGTTTATAAACCAGGTTGTATGGACGTTTTAGATTGTAATTACTGGGCAGATGCAACAGTTGAAGACACAGGGTTGTGTAGTGGTACTTACTATGGTTGTACTGATCCAGGTGCAACTAATTATGATGCGCTAGCAGGTTGTGATGATGGTAGCTGTGCATATGCTAATTGTGTAGGCTCAAATGGACAGAGCAGCTTAGGCCCTGGAACCTATTATGGTGGTAGTTATGGTGCTTTAGGTTATGGCCTTGTAGGAAATGTTACTCCATATTCGCCTGGTGTCGGTGGAAGTAATCCAACAAAAACTAATGTTCAAGAATTTGATCCTTCTATGGTCGGTTTTAACATGGCATGTAACGGTATAAATACATATAACAATACTACTTTTTTACCTTCTAACAATCATAGAGCTTTTCATGCTGATTTTACTAATTTAATGGTTGAAGGACAATTGCCATCTACAACACCTTTGCTATCACCTGATACAGCGCTTTGGACGCTTTTTACTAGTCAAACTTCAGATAATGGAACAAATAACTCTAGCTACACTGGTGTTTGTGGAAACACTACTACGCATAATTTTTGGTCAAGAGACCATCTTAACGTTGGATCAATGTACAGAAAATGGTCATCAAGTAGAACAAGACTTTATTTAAAAGGCATGCACGATACCTACATTTCAAGCGGTTTGCATGGTGGTACAAGCGGAAACAATGCAGATATTACATCAATTATTGCGAGCACAAGAGGTTTATCTGGAGGTATACCATACGGTATTCACGGTATGTATATTAAATTAGATAATTTGGATGTTAATGATGAATACACATTTGATATTAGATATAGATATATACCTAAATGGAATAACAACTACACAAATACTGACCACGTAACTTTTAACAAACAAAGTGATGATTTAAGAGCACACATACGGCTTGGCTGGGGTTATTATGGAACAAATGGAATAAATAGTGCTGATGATAGTAATGGTAATCTTGCATTTATAGATTACAATGGTATTGTAGGGCAAGGAGTTACTCAAATACCACCAAACGATATAGCAAACTGGGGAGGCGTTACAGGTGATGGACCTTATCACAGTTTAATAGAAGGTAGACTGAGACAGCGGAAAGCTTACAAGACAAATGGTCAAGCTAATATAGATATGCATAGAGAACAAATTAATTTTTCACCTACTCACGCAAATAACAATGTTTTAATGATTTCTATAGGTAATGGGTTTAGAATGGATATTGAAGCAATACAAATTTACTGCGTTTAAAATGAATAAATATACAATAACAACATTTACTAAATCAGGGTTGCAACCAAATGTTTCTAACCAACTTAATAATGTTAGAGGTGTTTTAAGAATAATTCCAAATCAAGGAGAGCAAATTATTGCTGGTAATTTTACTATAGATGGCCAAAGAGGTTATCCGCTTGGTGACGCACCATACCCACTTGCAAGGCATAGGAGTTTAACTTATTTAGAAGAGCAAGCGAGTAACGTTTACACTTTCAAAACACCTACGAGTTTTGATATTAACGGAAATGCTATCGCGTGGACTGATTTTAATTCTGCAATAGAAAATATAAAACTAACAGAAAGATATAATCAAACATCTAACTTTCCTATATTTATTGTTGTAGAAGTTAATTTTACACAAGCATTTAAAACAGCTAACATAGGTAGTAATATAAGTATAAATTTGGACTTTGATTTAAAATAATAATATGAAAAAATTAATAAAAAACTTTTTAATTTCAACTCAAGATGCCGCTGCTGCAAGCTCTATTAGGGAGTTTACAATAAACGGTGACGTTGGCTCTGTTTTTGATTTGCAAATTACAAACGAAGATGGCCACTATTATAGTTTTGAAAAAGGCAACTTTTCTGCTGGTGCAAAGCTTTCTACAACAGCTAGCACTAGAGGTTCTATAGAAAACTCTTATGAATTTCATATACTTAACGTAAATGCAAGTATTGTGGTTGGTATGATTGTTACTGGAGACGGTATTGTTGGTGAAACAAAAGTTGTTGGCTTAAAAAACCCTGGTACAGTAACAAGCCCTAGTGTTGTTGTTATGGATAAAGCACACACAATTCCAGATTCAACAACTGTTACTTTTGTAGCAGAAAAAGGTTTAAATGAATATAAAATGGCGTCAGGATCATACACAGGCTCTGTTGTTTTACCAACTGTAACAGATGACGATCATTATGTATTTTTATTAACAGCATCTCACAAAGACAATACTTTTTTAGAGAACATAGAGCCTGAAATTGACTTAAATATTGGAAGTAGTAATTATGGTGAGTTTTTAACAACCGGTTTTAGAAACGATCTTTTTAAATCAATTAGAATAAATCAATTTGTAAATACAACCGCTACTGTAAATTTAGTTTCTAGTGTGTTAACAAATGCTGATATTAACTTAACCTCTTTTTCTTTTGATATTAGTAAACCTAGAGGTTTTACTTCTAGCGCTGGTTTTAAAACATCTTTTAAATGGACTATTGTTTGCCCTACAAACCTTGCTATTAGAAAATCACTAGATTTAGAAGCAAAGTATTTTAAAACAAATGAAACTCAAACGGTAAATGGTGCTATTACAAATAGTAGAACTGTTGTGTTAGATTCTGTTGATAATTTAAAAATAGGTATGCAAATTACCGCTGTTAGCTCTGGTTCTTTAGCAGGTAATAGTCATATACAGTTAATTGATAGAAACAACAAAACAATTGTTATTGGCGCAAACAACTCTTTTGCAGATGGTATTACTTTAACTTTTTCAGCTCGTGGATCTAGTGGTCCTAATGCTTACGGTACTAATTTAGTTTTTCAAAATTTAGCAGTTGAAATACCTGACTTAACCGTTACTGTTAATGGAGCTACTAGCAATAATACAACTTTAGTTTTAGACGATGCTAGCTTTATTCAAGACGGTGCTACTACTATAATAAAAGGCGTTGGCATTGACGTTGATAACACTGTTACACACGTAGCAACTAGAGCTTCTGGGTCAAACAGTTTAACGCTTTCAGCAGCTAAAACAGTAGAAGATGGTGTAACTTTAACTGTAGAAGGCAGTAGCTCAACAGCAATTATAACAGGTGATGTTATTTTAACGCGAATGGGTAGTTTAGATTTTACAACAAGTTTAGATTTATCAGACTTTTTAGGAATAGGTGTATCATAAAAAAATAATAAAATGCCAAGTACAATAATAAATTTTTCACACAAAATAAATACTTCAGTTCAGGTAGGTGATACGGCTTATTGCCTTGATAGCGATCCTGCTAACGTTGGTGGTTTTGGAACAGCTGAAGAGCAAAACATTCAGCTTATAGGTGGTATAACAAATATAGATAGAATACTAAACAACATTACTTGTGATTTGCCAAATGGCACGCCAACAGGCTTAGATCCTTTAAACAACACTGAGCCTTATATATTTTTTGGTAAAAACGAGTCTGTTAATACTTCTGGAGTAAAAGGTTATTATGCAAACGCTAAATTTGTTAATAATAATTATGTAGAGCCTGCGGAGTTATTTGCAGTAAGCTCTGAAGTTAAAGAAAGTAGTAAATAATACATAAAAAGTGTAATTATAAATAAATAAAAGATAAAATATGGCTTTAGGTTTAATAAAAAAACAAATAATACATACTTCTGATAATACTAGCTCTCCTTTAAAGCTTTTTGGTTCTGGTAAAAGAAAAGATGCTTTAACAGCTGCTACAAATGAGTACAACACTCAAATGCAAGCGTACAAAGACATGGAGATTACAAATCCATACGCAGAAAATGTGTATAGCAACATGGAAAACACTGCAGAGGATTTAACGGTTAACCAACAACAAGCACAATTTGAAGCTCAAAAAGGTGCACAGCAAAGAGCTAATATAATGTCAAACATGGCTGGAGCAGCTGGAGGTTCTGGTGTTGCTGGTTTAGCGCAGGCAATGGCAAATCAAGGTCAACTATCAACGCAAAGAGCTTCTGCTAGTATAGGACAACAAGAGTCTGCAAATCAAAGAATGGCAGCTCAACAGGCGGGAAGAAATCAACAACTAGAACGTCAAGGTAGATTACAAGTTCAACAAGGTGCTGCTAACGTTCAGCAGATGGAAATGGATAAACAAGCTACTATGCTTGGCATGTCAATGCAGCAAGTCGGTAACGCACAAGATGCTATTGCAGCTCACAAAGCAATGATGGGTAATATAGTTGGTGGTGTTTTAGGAGCTGTAGGTCAAATAGCTGCAGCACCGCTTGGCGCAACTAAAAATATAACTAACAATACAACTCTCGGTATGAACGCAAACAAATTTAATAACTTAACAACAGGATTAGTATAATGGCGGCAGATCAAAATTTAATACAGGCTACTAGAGCTATGGGCGTTAGCAAGTACAGAGATGACTCTGGCTGGGTTAAAGCTTTGGCTAGTATAGGTAAATACGTTGCGTCAAAACAAGCTTTAAAACAACAACTCAGTATTAATAGCGACGCTGCTTTTTCAACTATAGAAGATGCAGATATAGAGGGTTTATTAGAATACAAAAAGCTTGCAAACGAGTATACTAAAATAATGGCTAAACAACCTAGTTGGTCAAAAAAATATAAACAAGCAACAAAAGATTACAACGATTTAATGCAAGCTGTAGAATTAAATAAAGCTGGTAATACAGCTTTTGCTGCTTATAAACATGATATAGAAGTTAACAACGGCCAAATATCAAAAGCACATGCTGGTAAAGAAGATAATATTGGTGATGAAATATATTTTGGAAGATATACTAAAACTTTTACAAACGAAGGACCTTCTCTTTACTTTCCAGAGTTAGGTATGGATATACTAGTTAAAGACTTGCCTACTTTTACAAAAAGAGATGAAGGTAAAGATGTTACAACCGCTATGAAAAACATAGTAGATAAAAACGGGGCAAAAGTAAAAGTTAATGGTGGTAGATTTATTGAACAAAATGTTTCTAAAGATTTAAATGGTTCTATGTCTTGGTGGGGTAATAAAAAACAAAGAGATATTCAAATGTTTGACACTGAATATACTTATAACGGTGACGAAAGTTATACTTTTGGTAAATATATTGCAGAAAAACACGGTTTTGATGGAATATTAGATGAAGCTGAAAAACAAGCTGGAGGCTTTGAGCCAGGTGAACGTGAAGCAACTAAAGACGTTATGATTTCTATGATAAACGAAGGTAATACGTCTGACTATTTAAAACAAGAATATAAAAACTTTATAACAGAAGTTTCAAGACAAGATCACCAAGTAAATAGAACAAAAAAAATAGACAAAAAAACAGGTCAACAAATAGAAGAGCCTAGAAATAGAGTTGTTACTAATTTATTTGACAACTCTAGAGTTGATGTTGATCCGGAAAGAGCATTACGTTATAGAAATGAAATAATAAATGTAAATTCAGAATCAGAAGACTTAAGTTGGTATAGTGGTGGTGGCTACGTGTTCAAGCCAGTTCTTTTAGAAAAAGAAAGAGGTGTAGAAATGTGGGGTTATGAGCGTTACAACAATGGTGTTAAAGAAATGAATCATTTAGATCCACAACTCTCTTACTACAATATTAACCATATGAAAGAAACATTTGGAGTAAAAGATATTGATATGGTAGATATAGTGAACTATTACAAAGACGAAAAACAAGAAGGATTACCATAATAAATAAAATTTAATATGTCTAAAACCTACAGTTATAACAATGATATTTATTCTGAGGAGCAAGTATTAAAAGCTGCTCAAAATAAAAACTTAAGCATAGAGGAATATGTTAAGCAATACGGTATAAACGTTGCTGAAGACAAATATTCTTTGTCTAAAGCTGTAGATGATCCTGAAACTGAAGATGTTGATGAAAGTGTTTCGTATAGAGATTTTTTAGCAGAGCAAAAAAGATTAAATGAAGAAAGACAATTAGTAGACTACGACACTTGGTTAAATGAATTTGCACCAAAAGATTTAGGTCCTGAAGCTGGCTCAATAGGTGATGAAAATTTTGGTTTTACAGCTGGTGTAGTTGATGCCTTTAGTATTCTTGGAGGTGCTATTGAAACTGTTGTTGATATGACACCTTTTGGAGATGGCGAGCCACCTAAAGAAATAGATGAAAATGTTAAAGCAAGAAAAAGAAAGTTAAAAGAAGAGAGGTTAAAAGGTTATGAAGCTTTTAAAAACGAATACAATCCAGAATATCAACCAAGTAATATAACTCCTGACGTTGTTTATATGGCTGGCGATGTAAATAACTTTGGTAGAGTTGATTTTGGTGCAAAAGGTTTTACAGTAGAAGAAGTAAAATCTAATCCAAATCTTTTTTTAAGTGATGACAACAAAGTTTATCAAGTAAATCCTGACATAACAACTATTGGTGGTATATCTAACGATGATTTAAAAAATGTATTTGGCGATGATTTATCTACTGATGATTTTTATAACTTTGCAGTTTGGTATGAGAATAGTGATGAAGCCAAAAACTTAAGAGGAAAAAGAAAAGCAATATCTTCAGCAGGTATAACATCAGAACCTGTTGAAACAAAGCTTAAAGCTGATATTATTCAAAACTATTTATATTATAAA